AACAGATGTCACCGACAGAATATGAAAACCAGTATTATCAACGGCTCGGAAGTGTCTAGATTATCCGTGGCGATTCAGACACCGCACTGGTTTACGCGCAAAATCAATCATTTTGGTTTCCTTGTTTTACCGGTCATTTCTCCATTTCAGGCTCGGTGGTAAGCTGGTATTTCCCATCTAGCCAGCAAGGACATAAAAATGGCCGCTCGACCAATAAGTGTTTTTTGGTTCAAGAACCGCGCACAGTATGATTCCTGTAAAGAAGTTCTGACCGATTCGTGGGTATTACCTGATGACTATCGGGACTGGCTCATCCGTTTCAATCAAATGATTGAGCGTTACGAACGTAGCGGTATCCAAGTTATTAAAATAGAGATAGAGCCCAACGAGTTCTCCGTTTGGTGCCTCTCCAATGGCTGTGAAATAAGCACCAAGAGCTGCAACGATTTCGCTGTTTTCCATGGCAGTAGCTATGCGATCCGCGACAGAGAACTTGATAGGGGATATGACTAAGCAAACCTTGCCTCCAACTTTAGTTATTTCGATCCTCATAATGTTTCCCTCAACATTCTGTCCCTGTGTCCAGTAACAGTGATACAGGGGGTTCTTCATTTAGCCTTATCGCTGGCAAGCGGAACGGTACTGACTGCTGCGCATTAATGTTCGCCATCTCATCCGGTGATTCGTATGCCGCCGGCAACTACTTCGTGGGCGTCCTGCCTCGATGACGTTTTTCAAAATGTGTTTATATTTAAACTCTAAATGTGTTTAAAAGTCAACACAGCATGTGTTTAAGGTGGTGTTGATGATAACGATATGGGAAAAGGGAGTGGGAAAGGCATAAAAAAACCAGCCAAGGAGGCTGGTTAGAGTGCTGAAAATTGTAGCTTAGTCGTCAGTTGGCTTTAATCGTCCCCGAAGGTATTTCTCAACATACTCATCAATTTCTTTCAGCCGTAATTGAAAGGTATCGATCATTCTGTCTTGTTCAGACTCCGGCAACTGGTCAAAAAGAGTAATCAACTTACGATGTTTTGGCGTTAACCATGATTCGGCGTGATCATCACCAAACATTAGCTCAGCCGGGCTAATGCCGAGAGCTTTAGATATCGTTATAGCGTCGTCAACGCCAACATTGCGGCGACCTGCTTCATAGTTCCCGATGCGTGACTGAGCCCACCCACATAACTCTGCGAGTTTAGATTGCGACATATTTTTCTGTTCGCGTAGTTGCTTCAGTCTGGCGGCAATTGCAGTGTTTATATTCATTACTGATTTTTACCACGTTACGTGTTAACGCTCAAAGAACGTTTCGTCTTGACTGCCTAACACATTGTGTGTTTAATTCAGCTAAACACTATATGTGAGGACAAGATGAACAACATCGCCAAAGAACGGCAAGCGCTCGGTTTAACTCAAGAGCAATTAGCCAAATTATTCGGGTGGCGTCAGTCAAGGCTCTCAAATTATGAGAACGGAACACGCCAACCAGGCCTACCGGAATGCAGATTGATTGTGGAGAAGCTTAACGAGTTAGGGCGCACCTGCTCTCTTGATAGTGTATTTCCGCCACAAAGCGAGGTCTGAATGATGCAATCAGTAGCTTATACCCATAATAAACCACGAGTAGCCGCTCCGGTGAAATCGCAAAATCAATTTAAACCCCAGCGCCGTGACGGCATTCAGCACCGTGCCATATTGGCCGCCGTTCGTGAATGGGAATCGACATTACCAGGACAGGCACAGGAACGGATCACTCAGCTGGTGGCTGAAGAGTGGGCCAAAGCAGATGGACGGGGAATTGCTGTTAATAAACAGAATTTATTCCGATACCTGAAAAACGAGGGCGGTTCGGAAAAGTACACGGCTTACGTTATGCAGCTGTCAGGTTCAATTATTGCTGCTATGCCAGTTCAGATCGCCAGAAAGCACGGGTTAAGTAATGCGAGCACAGAAGCAGAGCTGGTGGCGAACGCAATCAAAGAGTGCAGTGAGGCACACCATGCGAAATTAATCGGCGCGCCATTACAAAAGCTCGAGAAGGAAATTCGTGAGGCGGCAATCGCATTGTTCAACATGTTACCTGCTGACGCGGCGGGACCACTACTGGCGAGTATAAGCGCCGTAGCGCCGCAATTGTTTTAATCGAGTTTTGACCAATGACCATTATTACTGCAACTCGCGGGGTGAAGTATGCCTAATCCTTTGGCTAAGGCCATGCCTAAGAGTAAGGCTAGTAACGAGCCTTACCGTAAGGTGAAGATCACCATGTGGGATGATCCTAAATTTCGAGCCTTATCACCACTCCCGCCAAGTGGGCAGAGTCTGTTTATTTACCTGCTTACAGGCCCATTCACGGGGATTATACCCGGGCTGTATAAGGCGGGAAGGGCGGCTATGGCCGAAGAATTAAACTGGGATGTCGAAGCCTTCGACTTAGCCTTAGGCGAAGCCATAGCGTTAGGTATGGTGGAAGCCGACCTTAAAGCCAGAGTTTTTTGGTTGCCTAACGCGGTGAAACATAACCCTCCAGCATCAGTGAACGTGATCAAATCATGGGCAAGATCGTTTGAATTACTGCCTGAATGTTCACTGAAAGATAAAGCATATGAAGCTCTCAAAGCCGCCTGCTACGGGGTTTCTGACGCTATGGGGACGGCTTTTGATAAGGCTTTCGCTTTGCCTAAGGATAAGGCTAAGTCTTTGGCTAAACCTTTGCCATCAGGTATCCAGAAAGCAGTTAGCAGTAAACAGATCTTAAACCCCTCTCTTAACGCGGGCGCGATGAAAAATCCGAATGGGGATGAACCGCCATCCCCGGTCATGCCCCGATACCTGGACGGTGTTGATGAACCGATCGGGAAATTCAGCATGACAGATAGCTGGCTTCCCTCCAGAGACTTCCGACAGCGCGCTGCATCGTGGGGTATCCCCCTGCCTGAACCAGATTACCTTCTGACTGAACTCGCAGAATTCACCGCGTATTGGGAGTCGGAAGGGAAAGTTTTTACTCAAATCCAGTGGGAACAAAAATTTGCCCGACATGTAGCCCGGGTGAGAACGCAGGTAAAACCAGAAACCGGAGGTAACAGTCATGTGGGAGCAGGATCAGAACCAACAGCATCCCGGGCAGTTCAGCAAATTCAGTCAGCACACGCAGAGTGGCGCCGCAGGAATGGACTTGATGGCGACGGAAACAGCCTGGCGACTGTGGCAGGTCATGGGGGAGGTGTATTCGAACCGATGGACCCAGAAGAACGGGGCGGAGCCTTCGCCTATCTGGATAGCCCAGATAGGTTCGATGACTGAACCTCAAATTCGGCTGGTCTGTCAGCAATGCATGGAGCGCTGCGCGATGGGAAATACATGGCCGCCTGACCTGGCTGAGTTTGTTTCTCTGGTTTCAGAGAGTGGGGCGAATCCATTCGGACTGAAATCGGAGCAGGTTATGACGGAATACCGGCGCTGGCGCAATGAGTCATATCGGTATTCAGGAAGCGATAAATATCCATGGCCTCAGCCCGTGCTGTATCACATCTGCATTGAAATGCGCAGAACGGGCGTAGAACGACAAATGACAGAGGGGGAGCTGAAACGACTGGCAGAAAAGTTACTCACGAAGTGGTCGAAGCATGTTGGTAATGGACTAAGTGTCCCACCAATTCGACGTCAACTGGAAGCGCCGCGCCATCCGGCAGGACCAACGCCAGCACAATTACTGATAGATGAATACAGGCGTCGAAAAGCGGCAGGATTAACAAATTGAATAATGAACAATCAGTAAATCTGATATTAAAACCACATAGCCATCGTATTCGAATTTTCGAATGTGATGGTTGACGACACTCAACTATTGCAGGAAACTACGGAGAGAATTCAGGAGACTAAAATGGCTGAACTAACTTCTCTACAACTCTTCAAAAACCTTTCCGATGAAACTCGGCTGGGCATCGTGTTGCTGCTTAGAGAAATGGGAGAGCTATGCGTGTGCGATCTCTGTACGGCGCTGGATCAGTCGCAGCCCAAGATCTCCCGTCATCTGGCAATGCTCCGGGAAAGTGGATTATTACTGGATCGCAAGCAGGGCAAGTGGGTTCACTACCGCTTATCTCCGCATATTCCGTCATGGGCTGCTCAGGTAATTGAGCAGGCTTGGTTAAGCCAACAGGACGACGTACAGGCCATCGCCCGTAAGCTGGCATCGGCAAACTGCTTTGGTAGCGGTAAGGCTGTTTGCATCTAAAAAATTTGCCTGAACATATATGATTTTTCGAATGTGAGGTATTCAGAATGAAGACGTTAACGGTGTTTGACCCGGCAATGTGCTGCAGTACCGGCGTATGTGGCTCAGATGTCGATCAGGTTCTGGTTGATTTCTCTGCTGATGTGCAGTGGCTGAAAGGACGTGGCGTACAGGTTGAACGTTATAACCTGGCGCAGCAGCCCATGAGCTTTGTTCATAATGAGAAAGCGAAAGTATTCCTCGAAGCATCTGGAGCAGAAGGGCTTCCGCTACTGCTGTTGGACGGTGAAACGGTGATGGCTGGGCGATACCCAAAACGCGCTGAGCTGGCTCGCTGGTTCGGTATTCCGCTGGAGAAGGTAGGGTTAGCTCCCACCAGCTGCTGTGGTGGTAATACTTCCTGTTGCTGAATATGTCAGGAGGACATATGAAATTCTTAGAGAATATCCCGCCTTACCTGTTTTTTACTGGCAAGGGTGGCGTAGGAAAAACGTCCATTTCCTGCGCGACGGCTATCCGCCTTGCCGAACAAGGTAAGCGGGTTTTGCTGGTCAGTACAGATCCAGCCTCCAATGTCGGTCAGGTATTCGACCAGGCTATCGGTAACACCATTCGCTCTGTGACAGCAGTTACTGGACTTTCCGCTCTGGAGATTGACCCTCAGGAAGCTGCCCAACAATACCGCTCCAGAATCGTTGATCCTATCAAAGGTCTTCTGCCTGAAGACGTTGTTAACAGTATCAGCGAGCAGCTTTCAGGAGCCTGTACGACTGAGATTGCGGCGTTTGATGAGTTCACCGGCTTATTGACAGACGCTTCCCTGCTGACCCGCTTCGATCACATCATTTTTGATACAGCGCCGACGGGCCACACGATTCGCCTTCTCCAGCTTCCCGGTGCCTGGAGTAGTTTCATTGAAAGTAATCCGGATGGTGCTTCCTGTCTTGGCCCAATGGCCGGGCTGGAAAAGCAGCGTGAGCAGTATGCTCATGCGGTAGAGGCGTTGTCCGATCCTGAACGTACCCGCCTGGTTCTGGTTGCACGACTGCAAAAATCTACGCTGCAGGAAGTAGCCCGCACCCATGAAGAACTGGCCGCAATTGGCCTGAAAAACCAATACCTGGTTATTAATGGTGTGCTGCCTAAAGCCGAAGCTGAACATGACGCGCTGGCTGCTGCGATATGGCAACGGGAGCAGGAAGCACTGGCAAATCTTCCTGCTGGTTTATCTGAGCTACCGAGAGATACCTTATTACTCCAGCCAGTAAATATGGTTGGTGTGTCTGCGTTGAAGGGGTTGCTGGATACCCGTTTTGATGCATTACCGCTCCCGGTACCGAACGTCCTGTACACGCCTGAAAACTTATCGCTCTCTGACCTGGTCGATGATATCGCCCGCAGTGAACATGGCCTGATTATGTTGATGGGCAAAGGTGGTGTAGGGAAAACCACGATGGCTGCTGCCATCGCCGTAAGGCTGGCAGACATGGGATATGACGTGCATCTCACCACCTCTGATCCCGCTGCGCACCTGAGTACAACGCTGAACGGCAGCCTCAAAAACCTGCAGGTCAGCCGCATCAACCCTCACGATGAAACCGAACGCTATCGCCAGCATGTTCTTGAGACGAAGGGAAAAGATCTGGACGAAGCAGGGAAACGGCTATTGGAAGAAGATTTACGTTCTCCCTGTACTGAAGAAATTGCCGTGTTCCAGGCTTTTTCCCGAGTGATTCGTGAAGCAGGTAAGCGGTTTGTTGTCATGGATACAGCTCCCACTGGGCACACGCTGTTGTTGCTGGATGCTACCGGGGCTTACCACCGAGAGATTGCCAAAAAAATGGGGGAGAAAGGTCATTTTACTACCCCAATGATGCAGCTTCAGGACCCGGAACGAACCAAAGTTCTGCTGGTCACTCTGCCTGAAACCACACCGGTACTGGAAGCGGCAAGCCTACAGGCTGACCTTGAAAGAGCGGGGATTCATCCATGGGGCTGGATTATCAATAACAGCCTTTCCATCGCGGATACGCGTTCTCCGTTGCTTTGCCAGCGCGCTCAGCAGGAACAGCCTCAGATTGAGGCTGTTAAGAATCAGCACGCTGACCATATAGCGCTCGTTCCGGTACTGGCTTCTGAGCCAACAGGTATTGAAAAACTCAGAGAGTTGGCGAGTTAATTTTTTGTTTATACAGGGCGGCGGATCCGCCCTGTCAGGAGGGTGTATGTTACTGGCAGGCGCTATTTTTGTCCTGACCATTGTCTTGGTTATCTGTCAACCGAAAGGATTAGGGATCGGCTGGAGTGCAACGCTGGGCGCGGGCCTGGCTTTGATTTCTGGCGTTGTGCATATAGGCGATATTCCGGTGGTGTGGAATATCGTCTGGAACGCGACAGCGACCTTTATTGCGGTGATTATCATCAGCCTGCTGCTCGATGAATCAGGCTTTTTCGAATGGGCGGCATTGCATGTTTCACGCTGGGGTAACGGTCGTGGCCGTTTGCTCTTTACCTATATCGTCCTGCTCGGCGCAGCGGTGGCGGCACTGTTTGCCAACGATGGTGCGGCACTTATTTTGACACCAATCGTTATTGCTATGCTGCTGGCATTAGGATTCAGCAAAGGTACCACGCTGGCATTCGTCATGGCAGCCGGGTTTATTGCCGATACTGCCAGCCTGCCGCTTATCGTGTCGAACCTGGTGAATATTGTTTCGGCGGACTTCTTTGGTCTGGGATTCACCGAATATGCATCGGTGATGGTACCGGTCGATATCGCCGCCATTATTGCCACACTAATTATGCTGCATCTGTTTTTCCGCAAGGACATCCCGCCAACTTACGATCTGGCCCTCCTAAAGAAACCAACAGAGGCAATAAAAGATACGGCTACATTCCGCACTGGCTGGATAGTTCTGATTCTCCTGCTTGTTGGTTTCTTCGTCCTCGAGCCGCTCGGTATTCCCGTTAGTGCGATTGCAGCGGTTGGGGCGATAATTCTGTTTGCAGTGGCGAAACGAGGCCATGCCATTAACACTGGTAAAGTGCTACATGGTGCACCCTGGCAGATCGTCATCTTCTCATTGGGGATGTACCTGGTAGTTTACGGTCTGCGCAACGCAGGGCTAACCGAATATCTTTCAGGTGTTCTGAACGTGCTGGCTGATAAAGGACTCTGGGCCGCGACGCTGGGTACTGGCTTCCTGACGGCTTTCCTGTCTTCCATCATGAACAACATGCCTACCGTGCTGGTTGGCGCTCTTTCTATTGATGGCAGTACCGCAACCGGCGTCATCAAAGAGGCGATGATTTATGCCAACGTGATTGGCTGCGATCTGGGGCCGAAAATCACACCTATTGGTAGCCTGGCAACGCTGCTCTGGCTACATGTACTTTCACAGAAGAATATGACCATCACGTGGGGATACTATTTCCGCACCGGGATTATCATGACTCTGCCTGTGCTGTTTGTAACGCTGGCAGCGCTGGCGCTACGTCTCTCTTTCACTTTGTAATGAGATACTGATATGAGCAACATCACCATTTATCACAATCCTGCCTGCGGCACGTCGCGTAACACGCTTGAGATGATCCGCAACAGCGGTAATGAGCCGACCGTTATTCTTTACCTTGAGACTCCACCTTCACGCGATGAGCTGGTCAAACTCATTGCTGATATGGGCATTTCCGTCCGGGCGTTACTACGTAAGAACGTCGAGCCATATGAGGAACTGGGTCTTGCCGAAGATAAATTTACTGACGACCAGTTAATTAACTTTATGTTGCAGCATCCGATCCTGATTAATCGCCCCATCGTGGTAACACCGCTGGGAACCAAACTGTGCCGTCCTTCTGAAGTTGTTCTGGATATCCTTCCTGATGCTCAGAAAGGGGCTTTCGCCAAGGAAGATGGCGAGAAAGTCGTTGATGATGCAGGCAAAAAATTGAAATAAGCGACAGGAGAGCCGCCTGTTATTTAGGCGGCTCCTTTATCAAATAAAAACAATGGATTGCCTCGATTTAAATCTTTGGACTGTTGATGCAACATTCTTCGCGTAGAAAATCAATAATCGACTCTAACTTGTCATATTGAGAAACGCAGATTAAGGAGCGGCTTTCGCGATTTTGTTTGACCAGACCTACGGAAACAAGAGCGGATATATGATGACTCAGTGTTGAAGATGGAATCGCAAGTTGTTTTTGTAGATCACCTACAGGTAAACCTTGTTCACCGGCTTTAACAAGGTGTTTGAAAATAAACAAACGTGTTGGATGTCCTAATTCTTTCATAGCTTTAGCTACTTCTTCTAGTTGCATGGTACCTTCCTCATCTATTGATATTTCGATAATACCAGAAATATGTTGATCTAACCTCAATAATTCGATTATTCTAGAAATATGGTTTATAGGGGGGTTCATGAATAGCTGGATTTCTATGTTTACTAACGCGGCAGAGATGTTCTTGTTTCTTGCTGTCGAGTTGTCTGCGCTTTTTTTTCTGATTAGTGCGGGTGTTAGCCTTATCAGGCAAAAAATTCCGGACCAAAAGATTCAAAGAATGTTAGGGGCGAGAAAGGGGAGAGGTTACATACTTGCATCGCTGTTAGGAGCTGTAACACCGTTTTGCAGCTGCTCTACAATTCCCATGTTACGCGGACTGTTATCAGCAAAAGCAGGCTTCGGTCCAACACTTACATTCTTGTTTGTTTCACCTCTGCTTAACCCGATAATCATTGGTCTGATGTGGGTTACTTTTGGTTGGAAAGTTACCCTGCTATACGCTGTTATAGCTGCAACAGTTTCCGTACTGGCAAGTATTTTGTTAGATGTGCTTGGTTTTGACCGACATATTGTCGAAACATCAAAACCGCTGGCTAGCTGTTGTGGTGTTAGCAGTGGAAAAACTCCTGAAACTAAACTACAGAGTGTTTCAGCTTGCTGCTCTGTATCAAATCAACAGGACATAGGGGCTAATAGTTGTTCTAAACCACAAGAAACGTTTAAGAGTTTCTCAGCATTTCGGGGCACAAATTGTGAATTGAGCTGCGAGACGGGCCAAACAAATAAACAATTCTTCCCGAAAAGTGTAGTAAGAGAGCCTGGTGCGATACGACTGGCATTTCAGGATGCCTGGACTCAATTTAAAGATGTATTACCTTATATGATGTTAGGTATTGTTATAGGGTCGTTTATCTACGGTTTTATACCTGCAGAGTGGATTGCTGCTCATGCTGGGAATGATAATCCGTTTGCGATTCCACTAAGTGCAATTATTGGAATACCGTTGTATATACGTGCTGAGGCAGTAATTCCGTTGGCATCAGTCTTGATGGATAAAGGCATGGGAACGGGAGCAGTAATGGCTCTGATTATTGGTAGCGCAGGAGCTAGTCTGACGGAAGTAATACTGCTTAAATCAATGTTCAAAACACCCTTGATTGCTGCATTTCTGACCGTTATTTTGGGCATGGCGATTATTATGGGATACCTGACACAGTTGTTATTTTGATTGGGTATGTTAGACAGAACCTGAAAAAGTTGCAGGGGGAGACGAGCATATGAAAGTTGCGCAATCAATCCCAATCAAAGCAGTTATCCAAATTTAAGGACGTTGATATCTCAATACTTACAATGGTGTCAAAACAACAAGTCCTCATTGGATTGAACCCGCTTCGGCGGTTTTTTTTTGCATCTCATTTATAGGCTAAGGTTAACAATTTGTGCTCTTAAGTCATTGATCATTTCAATGTATCGGTGTACTGTACAAATATACAGTATATGCAGTGGAGGCTAATATGAAAGTTGAACTAACCATTGATCGTACTAAAGAACTTCCAAAGGGAGCAGTTCCGGCGCTGGAGAAAGAATTGCTTAAAAGGTTGGGAAACCACTATGAGAATTGCAGCTTGAGCATACGACGTGCAGGCTCCGATGGTTTAAGTGTGTTTGGTGGTGACAAGGAAGATAAAAAGAAAATTGAGACTATCCTCCAGGAAACCTGGGAAAGTGCTGACGACTGGTTTTATTAATTATTTTGGGTGTTACTTTTATCCCGTTTGCATGGGGGAGTTTAAGTGAAAGAAAAATTAGGATTGCCCAAAAAAGGCTACGCAGTCATCAGATGTCACGATGGAGTCATCGTTGCCAGGCTGCAATCATTTCCTGAGTGTGAGCGCGCCCTGATGTACCGTCGCGGTAGCATGGTGTCTTTCATGCCTCTTCAGGATAATGAAATTATTGGTACACCTACGTTGTTTACCCAGATGCTGGAAAGGGCTGGTTATCGCGTTACCCAAAAATCTGTTACACTCCCGTCATAGGCCTGAACAACCTATACCTGCTGCGCCACAGGAGAAAAGCCCCATGGCGCAAGATCAATTCAAGCAATCCCTCATACTGACGTTAACCAACGCCAGCGATTTTCTTTTTGCCGCATCCAGAGGTGCGTTATGAAGAAAAGCTGGTTTCAACATACACATCTCACCACTGAGCAGGCTGACGAACTGGAAGCCAGCTATAAAGCAAAGCAGATTAAGACCGAGCGTAGTCTGGATAATGACTTTATTCACTGGACGATCAGCGCGTTCTTGCCGGAAGCATCTAAGCCTCCTCGCCAGGACAGAACCTGGCAACAGCGGATCTGGAGGTGAATGTGAAAGTCTACGATATCACCCCAATGGGCAAGCCCCGAATGACGCGCGCTGACAAATGGAAAAAGCGTCCTGAGGTTCTGCGTTACCGGGCTTTCTGTGATGAAGTTCGTCTGCAGGGTGTTGAGCTGCCGGAAAGCGGTTCGCATGTCACCTTTATGCTTCCGATGCCAGCGAGCTGGAGCAAAAAGAAACGAGCTGAGTTAAACGGTAAACCACATCAGGCTAAACCTGATTTCGACAATATGGTGAAAGCCCTGATGGATGCCATTTACGAAGATGATGCTCACATCTGGGATTCACGCGTCACTAAATTATGGGGAGAGAAGGGACAAATAATTATCGGGGAGATTGCAGAATGAGGGCGCTGCTGAAGCCGGTGGTTGCGCGTGAGCTTGGAATTGTACTGCTCAAACCGGGCAGTGAGCTGATGTCATTATTCAGTTGTGAACGTGTGCTGGTGGAAAGCCAGCCGGCAAGCATGGAAAGGTTGCCTGCTGGCCGTGTTCCTGACGTTCGCCAGCCGCTGGCCAGTGACGAGTCCCTGTGGCCGTTCTTCCTGGATGAAAAAGTTATAAAGGCTGCTGGTGGTTTTAGTGGTCTTGATTACTGGCTTCTGCGTTATGGCGGTAGCTGCTGCCAGTGGCCACACAGCGATTACCATTATCACGAGCTAACCACTCTGCGTCATGAACCTGGATCGGTTCTCCTGTGTGGACATTGTGATAACCATTTGCGTGACCACTACAGCGAACAACTTTCAGAGCTGGCGAGACGTAATGTTATTAACTGGATTATTAACAGCATAATGGTGGCGCTGAATCTGGACCCTTCCAGAGAACTGTCGCTGGCGGAGCTTTGCTGGTGGGCTGTTCGTATGGGTGCTACCGACGCAATTCCCGAATCAGCAGCCAGCCGGGCGCTTCGTATTCCTTCGGAAGAACATCAGTCAGTCATGCGTGAATGCGATATCGAACCGGGTGTAACCGCCACCAGCATCATTACAGCCAGAGCCAACGCAGTAACCGTGAACATGCCACCAGCGCAAGTTCCAGCGATTAAACCCGTAGTCGGTGTCCTGGTAGATCCCGAGTCCCCGCAAACCTATATGAAACGTCCGAAGAGGATCCGTTGGGCGAACCCCAGATATCTTGCATGGATTAAAACACAGCCCTGCGAATGCTGCGGCAAACCATCCGACGACCCACACCATTTAATTGGCTGGGGGCAGGGAGGGATGGCAACGAAGGCGCATGATATTTTCGCGATCCCTTTATGTCGTCAGTGCCATACAGAACTACATAACGACCCGGTGAAGTTTGAGCAAAAATTTGTTCCTCAGCCGGTAATGATAATCAGAGTGCTGGACCGGGCTTATGGGCTTGGCGTTCTGGCGTAAGGAGAAGAACAGGATGACACCACGTCAACGCCGCAATCATTTTGAAGCACTTGGTAAAGCAGCTGCTGCGCCGCGTAAAAGCTGGCTGGGTAAATGTATCCTTCTTACGGGGATCCAGTCCGGATGGATTAAATCCTTGCTCACTACCTGGGGGGAAGGTGTGGGAGGAAAAACAGCACCACGTATGCCGCGAGGACACGCGTGCTGGAATGTGCTTAAGGGACGGAACTGGTCAGATAAGGCGTTAGAACGCTTCACCGCAGCGTTGAATCAGGCTCGTGAAGAGGGATTCCGTGGACAGCAGGCGATGAACAGGGCACATAGCATTCTCTGGCCACAGTCAACTGCCAGTGTGATTGATGAAGCTTTGCATAATGATGATGTCGATTTTGTTGAACAATGCGTACTGCAGGCACTGGATATAAACGATCCGGTTTATGTCGTTGGTCTTCAGTATTACACCACCCGAAAAAAAATCTCAGACATAACCCGCGAACTGCAGGCGATTGCGCCATGGTTAACCGACGGGGAGGCGAGAAAACGCGTGCGATGGTGCCTGGAAATATTCAGAGCAAAAACATTCCTTGCGGTTCGTAACCAGATGAGAGCTGGGTTAGAGGATGGTTGATCATACTAAAAGAGCAACTGAGCGGGAGACTGATGAGTCAGTAATCCGAAACAAAAAACCCGGTTAGTAGCCGGGGTAGCTGGTTATTAGCAACGATTCTGTTAAAACCGCTCATAAATCTCAATACAGATAATAGCCACAGAATAGAAGGGCCATAGAAAGGAGGTTATCAACGTATCAGCCAGGTCAAACTCGAGGCCGTGTACTCGATCCCCACGAACTAACAAAGCAAACATTGCGATGAAGCCCGCGATATATATGGCCAAGTAGTGATAAAGGCTTATGATAATTCCATTTATTAGGTTTGGCCCTGAGTCTACGTGCGATAACCACACAATTAAAATTGGTATTACAGATCGATTTTCATTTATCGATCGTCCAAAACGATCGTTTTGTAACGAATATCTCATTTGTTGAGTGATATTTGTACAAAACGTTGATGGAAATTAGCTATAAGTGCTTTGTGATGTAAAAACGTTTGAAAACGGGCCAACAAAGTGAATAATTAATTCATGCTTGGCAGAGCTGCGCCACGATGGCAGCGACGAAAAGCGAACAATTTGAATATAACGAGAACCCCGCCAGCGCGGGGTTTTTGCTTTCCGGCGATACGACAGGGGTATTCGCGAGGTGCATTGCACCAGTACCCCTGTCATATCGCCGAGCTGAAATCGTTAACTTGAAAACAAGTTCTCACAATGCTCCAATGCTTTTTCGTTTCTAGCTCAGAGGAAAAATGAGAGGGGGGCAACTGCTAAACGTAGACATCAATATTTTTAGTATTATTCCCTGCAACGTTCGAACTTGATTTGTCACTTACCGTAGGTAATGCTCCCGATGCCATTTGGTTTTTTTCTGCTTCTTGTTTTTGTAATTGAGCAATTTTTGCATATATAGACTCGATTTGCCTTTGAATCATCTCCATCTGCTGTTTAAGCAGTTTTGCCTCATCTTCGGAGGTTACTTCATTTATTTTTGAACCCATGGCGCTGAGTTCTTTTGTCAACTCACCAATTTGTTTTTTCAGGTTTTGAATTTGTTGTGAAACAGAGTTGCCAGTACTTGAAGGTGCTTGTTTTACTGTGCTTTGCAGTATGTCCTGACCCAAAGTGCTAACTGTCATGCTCATGGTGGTTCCTCCGGCCTTACATTTATTACCCATTATCGTCATCTTTCGAAATTACTTTATTAGCAAAGGTTAAGTTGTGGCTTCCTGCACCACAGCATTATTTGTGCTGCTCTATACTATCTGCTGAGTATCGCGGAGGAGTTTATGAAAGAAGGGTATTACTGGATTCAGCATGTCGGAGTTGTACAGGTAGCGTACTACACGAATGACACTGTTGATGATCTGGAATCGGGTAAAACAATCACAGGTGTCTGGCATCTGACCAGAGGCGATGACATTTGCCATAATGGTGAAGCAGAGGTGTTAGTAGGTCCTCTTACTCCACCAATGTAAACAATCTATTTTACTTAGGGGCTGCCACATGGCGGCCTTTTTCATTTCAGGCTCACGGGAATCATCCGCTACGTGCTTTGTTAATAAATCCAGCCCGTGTAGCCTGACCCTTTAATCACACAAAGCGCCATCCGAAAAATCGGAGGTGAGGCTATGACCAGAATGAGCACCATTTACAGCAGACTTTCATATGGAACAGGCACCACGCTGACCGGCTGCGGTGTATCAGCGAAGGCATATGCCGAAACTGCAAAAACAGCAAAAGAGGTGTCCTGGATGTTGGCCGACAGAATTGCAGGGTTAAGCCTGAGCGACTGGGCAATTATTGTCGGGATCGCATGCACTGTTATCACCTGTGCTGTGAACTGGTATTACAGGAAAAAGGAAAGGGAGGACCGGCTTAATGGCAATGTCACAAAAGCTGAAGAATAAACTGAGTGCAGCGGTCGTTGGTTTGATTCTCGCCGGGGCTTCCGCTCCTGTGATTCTCGATCAGTTTCTTAATGAGAAAGAGGGTAATAGCCTTACGGCATATCGCGACGGTGGCGGACTCTGGACCATTTGCCGTGGCGCCACGATGGTTGATGGTAAGCCGGTAGTTCAGGGCATGAAGCTGTCTGCTGAGAAATGCGCCCAGGTGAACGCCATAGAACGCGACAAGGCGCTGGCGTGGGTAGAGAAAAATATCCAAGTCCCGCTGAGTGAACCTCAGAAAGCGGGTATCGCTTCTTTCTGCCCTTATAACATCGGTCCCGGAAAATGCTTCCCTTCCACTTTCTACAAACGGATCAATGCTGGCGACCGAAAAGGAGCCTGTGAAGCGATCCGCTGGTGGATTAAAGACGGCGGACGCGATTGTCGCCTGACAAAAGGTCAGAAAAATGGCTGTTACGGTCAGGTAGAGCGACGGGATCAAGAAAGTGCGCTGACGTGCTGGGGGATAGACCAGTGAATAAAATATTTGCTGTGTTGCTGCTGGTGGCCGGTGCGTTTCTTGCCGGAAGCGTCTGGAGCGACCGTGGCTGGCAGAAGAAATGGGCGGAACGCGACAGCGCTGAATCCTCTCAGGAAGCTAATGTCCAAATTGTCGCCCGCATTATTGAACAGGGGCGAATTATTGCCCGTGATGAGGCCGTTAAAGATGCACAAGCACAAGCCGCTAAAGCAGCTGCTACTGCTGCTAGTCTGTCTGTTACTGTTAGCCAGTTGCGCAACGAAGCAACCAAACTTGCCATCCACCTGGACGCCGCAAAGCACACCGCAAATATTGCCGCTTCCGCCAGAAGCAAAACAGCCGGAGCCGACGCCACAATGCTTGCCGACATGCTCGGAAGTATTGCAGCAGAAGCTAAATATTATGCTGAGATTGCTGACGACCGCTTCAATGCCGGATTGACTTGTGAAAGCATTTATGGGGCCATAAGGAATACTAATAGTGGACCGCATAGAAATATGCTGAATAAAGCGAAAAATTAAGAGGTTAGTACTTTTTATAGGTACTACATTTGAATTGTCCAATGAATGAAATACGACTCATCCGTGAGTCAAAAATCCCTGACAACTTAGGGTGATAGATAAAGGTCTTAAGCAGCATGGCATAATTTTCAATTTTAGCCATTTAAAATAATTTTTATGTTCAAAATCATGGGTGATTTACTTACAAAACTAAACCTTGCTATGTTTGGTTAATCATGCGTTAATGAATCTCTGGTTTGTTACGAATTTATCTGAAGCAGTCACTGTAATAATTTTATTTCTTGTTCCTGTTGAGATTTCCTTGTTAGCTTTTCTCTCTGATAATTTTTTTTCGGACCATTCTGCCCAAGGGCTCACTCAATTAAGGTAATTATTATGTCTAATAAAATGACTGGTTTAGTTAAATGGTTCAATCCTGAAAAAGGTTTTGGGTTTATCACCCCTAAAGATGGCAGTAAAGATGTGTTTGTACACTTCTCTGCTATCCAGAGCAATGATTTCAAGACACTGAATGAGAATCAGGAAGTAGAATTTAGTGTTGAACAGGGACCTAAAGGCCCCTCAGCAGTTAATGTCGTGGCTGTATAAGGGTACTGTTATTACTAACAATATTCACTTCAGATGCCCGTGTTGTCACGGTTCTCAGTACAGAACGTCAAGCTTTGATGTTACTGAAAAAAATCCTTTCGGAGCAAAATGTATTTTTTGCAAATCAACAATGATAACATTTGATAATGTTGCACTATACATTCGTTCTAGTCAGACTTCGTTAGATTTTAGAAAATAAATTTCAGGCTCCTTATGGAGCCTTTTTTGTATGCTTAACCGTTCATTTATGTAAGAACCATCACGGTATAATTATGAAAAAAGTAATTGTTTTTTTTAACTCCGAACCAGCAGTAGTTGTATCCGTAATGAAGGGTATTACAACGATAATGCGTGAGTTTCCTAATGGGGAAAAAGCTCATCTACCCGTGATGTCTGCGGGATTTCCATCTCTGACAGGAGACCATAAAATAGTTTATGTAGCCTCCGATCGTGATGTCAGTTCCGAAGAGATTCTCGAAGCAGCATCGAAGCTTTTGAAATGATATCTGATGGTTTCGTTATCGACCCAGATTTCAGCTCAGCGGTTTGTGTGGTTTGTGAGCTATTATTGTATGAGGATTGTACTGCAACCTCTTGATTATTGGGTCTTTCCATTCTATCTTTTAAGCATGTCAGCGCTTTTAAAAGTGCTCCATGGGGAATGTAACATGCCTGGCGTGGATATGTTAGAGATCAAGAGAGGTAAACAATGAACGTTGAAGATTTAAAAAGAAAAACTGAAGCGGATATTTCTGAATTCATTACGAAAAAAATTATTGAACTCAAAAAAAAGACAGGAAAAGAAGTTTCCGACATCCAGTTTACTGCCCGTGAAAAAATGACTGGGCTTGAAAGCTATGATATTAAAATTACATTAATTTAATAGTTATAAGACTCAATTCGAGTGAAAAAGCATTACCTTTCAAGGTAATGCTTTTTTATTTCTGTCATAAAATTAAGAACGTTGTCAAAGCCTTCGCTTCTATGCATAGATTTTCTGCCTTCCTTTTAACGGGGCCTTCTGGCGAGCTCGGCTGTAACGGGCGACAATCGCAGAGGCTCTTTCTATTTATGAAAAAATTCAGCTAACGACCGTTTCCGTTTTCTTTCCTCATACTAAAAAATTTGTATCTAATAAACAGGATTATACCGATGCCAGCACGCGCTAAACGCCCATGCCGACACAAAGGGTGTGCGGCAATCACCAATGATGTCAGCGGATATTGTGACCAACACCGACAGCAGCATGCTGGTGACGGCTGGCGGAGTTATCAGGCAGGAAAGAGCAGACAAGAACGTGGTTATGGGCGGTCCTGGGAAATCATACGGGAGCGTATCCTACAGCGTGATCAATTCCTGTGTCAGAACCATCGCCGGCAGAAGATAGCGAAGAAAGCGACCAGCGTTGACCACATAATCCCAAAAGCTCATGGCGGTACTGATGACGATTCCAACCTTGAGTCGTTGTGCTGGGAATGCCACAGAGCAAAGACAGCAAGAGAACGTATTCGATGATAATATTCACTGCTGTAATGCATAAGAACAGTTTCTACATTCATGCAGATACCCGGAAGGAATTTTGGGTGTTTTTAAGTAAAACACTGGGATGGGGCAAATTTGAGTTAATTCGCCCCTCTGACGAGTTTAGCCCTACTGGAGGGTTGTTTGAATTAGTCGAAGTGCGTTCGGCAGATTCAGAACCCCCTGAGTCAGTAACTGTAGGGTCAAATGTTTTATGGCGTCTCCCGGAAGCTCTCGGAGTTTTGAAATCAATCCCTTCTTCTGATCTTCAGATATATTTGCGACACGGATTATATCCTCAAGGGCAACAATCGTGTCATTGTGTAACCGAACGGTTTGAACCTTAAGGATCGCACTTAAGCCGCCATCATCAAGAAGAAAATCAATTCCTTTCTCTGTAATGTTGCAGTATGGGGCGTTGAAAATAAAATCAACGCCAGCCATGGTTTCGCTGCGTACGAAGGGTGTAGAAACAAGACTATGCATTTCAAGATATAGCATGCACGCCACAAAGTGATCATAGTTATCAAACTTCTCAATGAGGTCTCGCTCCTGTGCCTTGTTTAAAGAGTTGGGAGCACAATCTATAAGAGCGTTGAGGATCTCAAGTTGTAAGGCTCTATCATATTTTCTAGTTTTATCCATTTCTTAGACTCCATCGTTTATTTATTGAGATTAACTGAAGACACTATGCTGAACATCCTGATGGATGACCAGTATCTGCTTTTGCATGCTTTCTTGCTGTCATCTTCAAGGGGGAGGGGGGATCAAATCCCTGCCCCCTTTCGCGCTTCAGGACTGCCGCCTGAAGGCCATTTTTGCACGTCATAAATAAGGATCTTTTTTCCGGTAGGTTTCACCTATTAAAAGAGGAGTTATGGCTGGTGGAATTCGATCGTCTGGAGGGGGGAGAAAACCCATCTTACCCACCGGGCAAAAAAGTAAATTAACCCGAATTGCACCTCCTGCAGAGTTAATGGGGGAGGCTGCTATAAGAATGTGGAAGACCCAGAGCAAAATCCTGATCGAAAGAGGCGTATTTGAACTTGAAGATGCCCCCTTACTTTTAGCCTACTGCAATGCCTTCCATCTCATGCTTGAAGCTGAAAAATTACTGGCTTCAGGGCTGACAACTGAAAGTGAAATGGGAGGATTAAAAAAACATCCTGCAGTTAACGTCCGAAATGATTCAGTTTCCCAGATTGCCCGTCTGGGCTCACTTCTGGGGTTAGATCCGCTCAGCCGTATCAGAATGACCAGTGGCAGAAATGCTCCTGACGATGACGGGAATGAATTTGATGAGTTTGACTGATGGCTACATATCCGAACGTCAATGCAGCGAACCAGTATGCAAGAGATGTTGTTGGCGGGAAGATCCTTGCTTGTCAGTTAACTGTGCTTGCCTGTCAACGGCACCTTGATGATTTGGAACGTGCGAAGGATCCTGCCTGGCCTTACCGGTTTGATAAAAACAAGGCCGAGCGATTTTTGCGCTTTGCTCAGAAGATGCCTCATACGGCTGGTGAATGGGCCAGGAAGAAACTACGCATAGAATTTGAGCCCTGGCAAAAGTTTGCTCTTGGTGTGCCATTTGGTTGGGTTAATAAGAAGTCCGGATTCCGCCGTTTTTCTGAAATATATATTGAGGTTCCCAGGAAAAATGGGAAGTCTGCAATTGCAGCTGCCGTTGGTAATTATATGTTTTGCGCTGATGGAGAACATGGTGCAGAAGTGTACTGTGGCGCCACTACAGAAAAACAGGCCTGGAAAGTCTTCTCTCCCGCTTTACAAATGGTAAAAAAACTCCCTGCATTGCGACAAAAATACTCAGTCAAACCCTGGGCAAAGAAAATGACCCGTCCGGATGGCTCTGTTTTTGCGCCAGTCATCGGCGATCCTGGTGACGGCGATTCCCCTTCATGTGCAATTATTGATGAATATCACGAGCACCAAACAGATACTCTTTATACGACTATGACAACAGGAATGGGGGCAAGGGAACAACCTATCACTCTGATCATTACAACTGCGGGTTATGACATTACTTCTCCGTGTTATGAGAAACGTGCTCAGGTGGTGGAAATTCTACGCCGGAATCGGGTGGGAGAAGAAAACGAAACGATTTTCGGTATTATTTACGGTCTTGATGATGATGACGACTGGACAAAACCTGAAGCATTAATCAAAGCAAATCCAAACTTTGGCATTTCCGTAAAAGAACACTTCCTGCGCGCAAAGCAATTGCTTGGAATATCTAACCCCAGCCAGACGAACAAAATTCTTACCAAGCATTTTAACCGGTGGGTAAGTGCCAAGACGGTTTTCTATGATCTGCAAAAATGGATGGCTGCAGCGGACAATAGTCTCAAGTTGTCTGATTTCGCCGATGAAGATTGCTGGTTGGGGATAGATCTTGCGTCCAAGGTTGACCTGAATGCGGTCGTACCAGTATTCAGACGGGAAGTGGATGGTATTACGCATTTCTACTGTGTAAGTCCGATGTTCTGGGTGCCTGAAGATACGGTTTACTCACCAGATCCCACATTGAAAACCACTTCTGACCGCTATCAGTCATTTGTTAAACAAGAGGTTCTGATACCGACAGAAGGTGCGGAAGTGGACTATCGGCTTATTTTTGAGTCAATCCTTCAATTACGTCAGCGTGTAAAAATCGTTCAGTGTCCTATTGATCCTTACGGTGCAACATCATTACGACACATGCTTGAAGAGGAGGGGCTGGAGCCAGTTGAGATCAGGCAAAACTTCACCAACATGAGTGACCCTATGCGTGAAATTGAGGCCGCGCTGGCATCAGGACGTTTTCATCATGACGGCAACCCTATCATGAACTGGTGCATCCAGAATGTTATTGGGCGTTATTTGCCTGGAAGCGATGATATTGTCCGCCCCGGCAAGGAGGGGAAGCAAAATAAAATTGATGGTGCTGTAGGATTACTTATGGGGATCGGACGGGCCATGCTGAACAGTACAGTAAGTAAATCGGCTTATGATGAGGAAGATATTACATGTTAATCACAGTCCTGAGTTTTATTCTCGGCCTCGTTGGAGTCGGCTTATTGTCGACCGGTGCCTGGCTTATTTCACCCTCCGTCGGCTTTATTACTGGCGGTTTGATTTGTCTGCTGTGGTCGTTTTTAATTGCGAGATCCTTATCTACAGGATTTCACAAACCAGGGGGTGAGTAATGTTTATCCCCCAGATGTTTCGGGGTAAATCGCGATCAGGAAGTGGATTCTGGGAAACCATGCTGGGAGGAGTGAGTTCGAGTCAGAGTAAGGCTGGGATAATCATAACTCCTGAAACTGCGATGGCATTATCAGCTGTTCGGGCATGTGTAACTCTTCTGGCTGAATCTGTAGCGCAACTGCCGTGTGAGCTTTACAGACGAGGTGCTAACGGAGCCCGTAAGCGAGCTACTGACCACCCCGTTTATGATCTTGTACATTCCCAGCCTAATAAAAAGGACACCTCTTTCGAGTATTTTGAGCAACAACAGGGCTTGTTAGGGCTGGAGGGCAATTGTTACTCGATTATCGACAGGGACGGGAAAGGTTTCCCGAGGGAATTAATCCCGGTTAATCCCAAAAAAGTCATCGTCCTGAAAGGGCCAGACGGGATGCCCTATTATGAACTCCCCGAAATTGGCGAAACGTTGCCAATGCGCATGATTCATCATGTGAAAGTATTTTCGCTCGACGGTTATATCGGCAGTTCTCCAATCCAGACAAATGCGGATGTACTTGGGTTAAACCTGGCTGTGGAGGAACATGCTGCTCAGGTTTTTCGTCGAGGTACGACGATGAGCGGTGTTATTGAGCGTCCAAAAGAAGCTGCGACAATCAAAAACCAGGATGCAATAGACAGACTGCTGGCAAAGTGGACGGACAGGTATTCCGGCGTCAGGAACGCATTCTCTGTTGCATTGCTTCAGGAAGGGATGAGCTACAAACAGCTATCTCAGGATAATGAGAAAGCGCAGCTGTTACAGTCCCGTCAATGGGGCGTGGAGGAAGTGTGCCGGCTCTATAAAATCCCGCCTCATATGGTGCAGATGCTGGCGAAAGCCACAAATAACAACATTGAGCACCAGGGGCTGCAGTTTGTGATGTACACGCTGTTGGCCTGGCTGAAGCGTCATGAAGGCGCATTAATGCGCGATCTGCTTTTACCCAGCGAGCGCGGTGATCTGTACATTGAATTCAATGTTTCTGGCCTGCTGCGCGGGGATCAGAAGTCACGCTATGAATCTTATGCCTTAGCCCGCCAGTGGGGCTGGTTATCGGTTAACGACATTCGCCGCATGGAGAACCTTCCACCTATCGCCGGAGGGGATAAATACCTGACGCCTCTGAATATGGTCGACAGTAAACAAATCTTACCTGGCAATAACGAGCCAACAGCTAAACAACTGGCAGAAATCGAAACTATTCTGGCCAGAGCCTGATTATCCCCCGCGCTGCGGGCTGACCTGGTATATTCTCATGACAACAAAATTAATTAATCTGCCGCATCTGGCAGAGATGGTCTTTGGCGTTCCTCATTACGCTACACAACAGACGATGGACGCCGTGAAGGCGGTATTGCTTCCCCGTATTCAGGGAACTGTGACGGATCCGGTCATTACGATGGCGCTAAATCCGGATGATTCGCCATCCCCGGAAGAGCTTCAGCCAGCCAGTGGTATTGCTGTGATACCTGTTCACGGGATACTGGTCCCCCGGCGAGGGCAAATTACAGCGATGTGTACCGAACTGACAAGCTATGAGCGAATCCGCAGCCAGCTGCATTCGGCATTAAATGACCCATCCATCAGTGAAATCGTTTTGGATATTAATTCCGGCGGCGGTTTAGCATCTGGGTGCAAAGAGCTGGCTGATTATATTTATCAGTCGCGAGAAACGAAACCGATCACCGCTATTGTGAACTTTAATGCCTTCTCTGCCGCGTATTTTATCGCGTCGGCCTGCAGCAAGATTGTCGCCAGTCAGACCAGTGGCGTTGGCTCTATCGGGGTGATCATGGAGCACCTTGATACGTCAAAGCTGGAAGAGATCATGGGCGTAAAATTTACTGCACTCTACCGGGGAGATAACAAGAATAATGGCACGTCACATGCCGCGTTGAGTGAATCGGCTCTGACGATGTTCAACAAAATGCTCGACGATATGTACGAGACATTTATCTCCTCTGTTGCTGAGTACCGTGGCCTTAAACAGCAGTCCGTAATCGATACCCAGGCGGGACTTTACTTCGGCGCTGATGCCATTTCTGCTGGTCTTGCTGATGAAGTTTCGGATCCTCAGTCCGCGATTAATGCCATTGCGGCAAAGTACAAACAACCTCAACAAACCACTTCCATAAAGTTGCAGGCAGCCGCGATGGACCTGCAAACCAGAATGTAACCCGGCGCTAACGCGTCATTACCAGAAAGCAGCCAACAGGCTGCTTTTTTTATGCCAAAAAGAGAGAAAAAACATGGATCATATTGAAGAATTGCGTCGTGAACGTGCGGGTATTAATCAGAAGGTTCAGGTACTGGCGGCAGTAGAAACTGGTGGCGGTACGCTGACAGCGGAGCAGTTAACCGAATTTGCCAGCCTGCAGCAGCAGTTCACGGATATCAGCGCCAAGATTGAGCGTCTGGAAGCGGCTGAACGTGCTGCAGCGCTTGTCGCCAAACCGGTTAAAGCCACACAGCAGGCTCCTGGTATCAGCATTAAGGCAGAGCCAAAGCAATATACCGGCGCAGGCATGACCCGTCTGGTGATGTCGATTGCGGCAGCACAGGGTAACGTTCAGGACGCTGCAAAATTTGCAGCTGAAGAACTGAATGACCAGTCTGTCTCGATGGCCATCAACACTGCCGCCGCGTCAGGTGGCGTTCTTATTCCGCAAAACCTGCACAGCGAGGTGATCGAACTGCTGCGCGATCGCACTATCGTTCGTAAGCTGGGCGCGCGCTCCATTCCGCTGCCGAACGGCAATATGGCGCTGCCGCGTCTGGCCGGTGGTGCGACGGCGAGCTACACCGGGGAAGGCAAGGATGCGAAAGTATCAGAAGCCCGCTTTGATGATGTGAAACTCACTGCGAAAACCATGATTGCGATGGTGCCAATCTCCAACCAGCTGATTGGTCGTGCTGGCTACAACGTAGAGCAGCTGGTCCTGCAGGATATTCTGACCGCGATTTCTGTTCGTGAAGATAAAGCCTTTATGCGCGATGACGGTACTGGTGATACGCCTGTCGGTATGAAAGCGCGGGCAACTGAGTGGAACCGCCTGCTGCCGTGGGAAGCTGCTGCAGAGGTTAATCTGCAGACGATTGATACCTATCTCGACAGCATCATCCTGATGGCTATGGACGGTAACAGCAACATGATCAGCTGCGGCTGGGGTATGTCGAACCGTACCTACATGAAACTATTCGGTCTGCGCGACGGTAATGGTAACAAGGTCTACCCGGAAATGGCGCAGGGAATCCTGAAGGGATTTCAGATTCAGCGTACCAGCGCTATCCCGGCAAACCTCGGTGACGCAGGCAAAGAGTCGGAAATTTACTTCGCTGACTTTAATGATGTGGTTATCGGTGAAGACGGCAACATGAAGGTGTCGTTCTCGCAGGAAGCCTCCTACCAGGACGGGGATGGCAATCTGGTTTCCGCGTTCTCCCGTAACCAGTCGTTGATCCGCGTGGTGGCGGAGCACGATATCGGCTTCCGTCATCCGGAAGGTCTTGTTCTCGGGACAAAAGTGCGGTCCTGCACGCTGTGCGACCACGGTCGCACAGCGTAAAAGCACGTAATTCCCCAGGCCCGCAGCAGCGGGGTTTTTCTTTTCAGGAGCAAAACGATGACGACGAAAGCGGCAAAAGCAGCGGCAGCGGCGGCTGCATCCGGTGATGTGAAAAAGCCGGATGAACTGACGCCGGAAAATACAGTGGACGGGGATGGTGGTCAGAATACTGCAGCGGGTTCAGGTGATACAGGTGTTGATCTGACCGGAAGTGAAACAAACGGGGCCACGGGCCTGACGGGAGCAGAAGTGGCGCGGAAAGCGGTTTTTTTCCTGGGACCCTATCATCGTTATTCACGCGGTGATACGGCCTGTTTTGATGCTGAGTACGCAGAGAAACTGGTTGAACGCCATATTGCGGTATGGCCAGAAGATGCGGAAAAGGCGCTGAGTCCCCGCAAGGGAGCCGATGACCATGATACTGACATTGGATGATGTGAAAACCCAGCTCCGTCTGGAGCCGGATTTCACGGAGCATGACGACATGCTCACTAAAATGGTGGCGGCAGCGCAGAAGAGTATTGAGCGTGACTACTACTGCAAACTGGTGGGAAGCGATGACGAACTGCAGGCGCTGCCGGAAGGGGTACGCGGTTTTGTGGCGGATGAAGATATCCAGCTGGCCATGCAGTATCTGGTCGGGGATGCGTATCTGAATGGTTTCACTGGTCAGTGGCTGGAGACGGCTGCGGTCCGGCACCTTCTTTTCCCGTTGCAGGAGAACACGGTATGAGCCTGAAGCCGGAAGAAATGACCTGCCGTCTTTCGATTGGGTATATGCAATCCGGCCGGGGGCCGCTGGGTGAACATCTGCCGGAACAACTGGTCGCGACCGGGAAAGCCTGGGCGAAGCGCGAGCTGGTATCGGGCAGAAAGGTCCGCACACTGGATCAACAGCAGGTTGTTGAAACGTGTCTTTTTACCACTCATCCGAACCTGAATATTGATATCGACTGGAAAATAACGACGTCTGACCGGGTTTATACCGTTCGTAACGTCGAACGTCTTGCGGACCGCATCATCATCACAGGGGAGGCAGACGCACGTCATGATCGAGCTGGCATTAAAGACAGCACTTGAACGCCTGAGCGGGCTGGATGTTTATCCTCTGCTCCTGCCTGATGAGCTGCAGGAGGGGATTACTTACCAGTGTATTTCCGATCCGGAGCTGTACGCCGGACTGTTGCGCACAGGTCTGATTGCGGGCCGCTTCCAGATAGCGATTCATCTGCTTAATGACTACACCCGCCTGTTACAGCTGGATAAGAAAATTAGCGCGGAATGGACCGCTATCGTGCATGGCCAGCTGGAGGGTTTTCCCGTGCAGAATGTGGTCCGTGGTGGAATACAGCAGAGTAAAACGGTGCTGACCAGCGGCAATATTCAGTACCGGCTCGTGCGGGATTTTACCTTTCACTACCGGGACGCCTCACCATGATCACTATGGACGTAAAAGGGCTGGACGAGCTGGAGCGGCAGCTTACTGCGCTCGGTGAAAAGGTCGGCACGAAGGTGTTACGTGATGCAGGGCGTGAGGCGCTGAAAGTGGTGGAAGAAGACATGAAGCAACATGCCGGCTTCGACGAGGCGTCCTCTGCAGAGCATATGCGTGATTCCATCAAAATTCGCTCTTCCACCCGGAAAGGTCGCGGAAATACGGTGGTAATCCTTCGGGTTGGCCCCAGCAAAAAGCATTACATGAAAGCGCTGGCCCAGGAGTTCGGGACGGTTAAACAGGTTGCCGATCCGTTCATCCGTCCGGCACTGGATTACAACGTCCAGAAGGTTCTGCGCATTCTGACCGTAGAAATCCGCAATGGCATTCAGAACAGGTAGCAACCGCTGCCCACTATTTAAGAGAGAATCATTATGGCTGATGAAAATAACACGCCAAAATCATCCCCTGAGTACGCAATGCTTCCTGCCGGGACGGTGGTGAAGTTTGGCGAAGTAAACGCCGCCGTGGCGGCACTCAAACCCCTGATTAACTGTAAGGCGCTGGGCGCGACAGGTCAGACGGGAGGATTTGTCGACTGTACCACCCTGCTGGACAAGAGTAAGCAGTCAATATCCGACCTTCCGGAAGGGCCGGAGAAATCGCTGGGATTCATTGACGACCCGGGAAACGAGGATTTCACCGCGTTCCTCAATGCTGCAGAGCAGCGTAAGACCGTTCAGTTTTATATTGAGCTGCCGAACAAACGAACGGCCTCAATGATCCTCGCGCTTTCAGGCTGGCAGATGAACGAAATCACAGCGCCTGCCAGTGAAGTTATCCAGATTACAGTGCAGGGTAAGCAAAACAACATTAAATGGGGGATCGCCGCCCCGGCGCCAGATGCCGGAGCGTAATCCGTTTCCCGTAACACACCGCCTCCGGGCGTTTTTTTTCGTCTGAAAAACAGGATACACCATGTCTGAATTTAGCCTCTCCGCACTGAAAAATGCACTGCTCAAAACGAAATCCACGCCTACTGAAACTGAAATTTTAGGCACAAAGGTTTACCTGCGTCGGCTGACGGCGGCTGAGCTTATTGATCATGAAGATGCACTCATCGAGGCGCAGGCCTCTGGCAATGCCCGCATGGCGTCTGAGCTGAGCGTACAGATTGTTATCGACAGTCTGGTTCAACCTGACGGCTCGCCGATTAAAGCCAAAGACAAACCCACGGCGAAGGAGCTGCTGGCGGCACACGATAACGTTGTGCTTCTGGATGCCATCGACAAAGTGAAAAAGCACGCCATCGGTAAGCTGGAAACCGCCGAAAAAAACTGAGTGACTCGCCCTGGTTGGAGCTGATTTTCTGGCTGGCCGACCGCTGGGGCGAGCCTGACCCGTCAAAAATTGCGGCGCTTCCGGCTGACACGCTTTTCCACTGGCGTGCTTTCTTCCTCAAACAGGGCATTTTCAAAAAGCCTTCGCCAGAAGGTTCTGACAATAACCCGCCCCCTGTTAAATCCACCACCGCCGCTGTGAATCCGAGTCTGGATGCGCAGTGTGCGGCAGTCATGAAGGTATTAATGTAATGGGTGACGTTGCCTCTCTTGCCGTTGGGCTGCATCTGAATGCAGCGAACTTTAAATCGCAGCTGATGAGCGCCTACGGCAGCGCTGAGAGTCAGTCACGCCAGTTTAACCGCAATGCCCGGGCTGATGCGAAAAAGACGGAGGATGCCTATAAGCGTGTTTCTGCTTCGGTATCAGGGCTGGCTGGCAGGCTGGCAGGTTTTGCCGGGGCGGGGTTATCGCTGGGCACCATTATCAGCACCACGCGGCAGTACAGCCAGTCGTTGTCGGATTTGCAGGCTATCACCGGTGCCACCAGTGCGCAGATGAAACTGTACGATCAGGCGGCGCAGGAAATGGGCCGCTCAACGGAATACAGCGCATCACAGGCCGCCGAGGCCATTAAACTGATGGCTTCGGCAAAGCCTGAACTGCTGAGTACCTCTGCGGGGCTGACAGCGGCGACCAAAAGCGCGTTAACGCTGGCCCAGGCGGCAGGGACGACGCTTCCGGATGCCACCCGAACGCTGGCCCTGTCATTAAACCAGTTTGGGGCGGGAGCCAGTGAAGCGAACCTGTATATCAACGTGCTGGCTGCTGGCGCGAAATTTGGCTCATCGGAGATAGCCGATACTGCTGCCGCGATTAAAAATGGCGGGGTAGCAGCGGCACAGGCTGGCGTGGGTTTTGAAACCCTCAATGCCGCCATACAGGTACTGGCAGAGCGCGAAGTGAAAGGTGGCGAAGCCGGGACCGCGCTGCGTAACGTGATCCTGAATCTGGAGAAGGGAACCGATAAGACCCTGAAGCCTTCTGTTGTCGGGCTGAGCCAGGCGCTGGAGAACCTGGCGGGAAAAAACCTGTCAACCAGGCAGGCCGTGAAGCTGTTCGGGGTGGAAAACCTCAGCGCGGCATCTATCCTGGTTCAGAACCGCGAGAAGGTGGAGTCGCTGACTGCCGCCCTGACCGGTACGCAGACCGCGCATGAGCAGGCCGAAATCAGGGTAAATAACCTGAACGGCGATCTTCTCAGCCTGACTTCTGCTTTTGAAGGTCTGATTATTAAGGTAGGACAGAGCGGAAACGGCCCGCTGCGCAGTGGTGTTCAGACCGTTACCGATGCCATTAATGGCCTGACGGATAATTTTAATACGGTCGCCAACGTTGCGCTGTATACACTGATTCCTGTTCTGGCGACAAAACTGACGGCAGGTATCAGGGGGAACATCGGTGCCTGGGTTGAGCAGCAGCAGGCAGTCAGGGCCAGCGCGATGGCGCAGGCCGATATGGCGCGAAAAACGCTGGAAAGTACCGCCGCTACGCTGGCACAGAATAACGCAGAATTCGGGCGTTATCGGGAAATGGAGAAAAGCGCCAGACAATTTGGCCTTAACGTGAGTTACCAGAGCGAGTTTAACCGCTTAATCCGCCAGGAAACCGAGCAGACACTGCTTTCCACCCAGGCATAGAGCCAGCTGAATGCTGCCAATAAACAGCTTTCCGTTTCAGCCCGCGCGGCCTCTGCAGCAGTAGGTATGGCCAGAGGGGCGCTGGCACTGGTGGGCGGTCCAGTGGGCGCAGCGATGCTGGCCGGTTCGGCGTTGCTCTATTTCCATAATCAGGCGAAAAATGCCCGTCAGTCAGCGATTGACCTGAAAAATGCTGTTGTTGAAACGAATGAAGAGCTAAAAAAACTGTCGCTTAACCAGCTCAACGTGAAGCAGTTGGACATTGATGAACAGTTTGAGAATCAGGTTATTCAGCGAAATAAACTGATTAAAGAAATTCAGGATGCGGAAAGCCGTATTGATGGATTGAGTGGCTTCGATCCGTTCGGACAACTTAAAGGCGTACAGAACGATAAAACCCGCTACAAAGGGGATCTGGATGCCGTTGAGCAGGGGTTAAAACTCCTCAAAGAACGGCAAAAAATTGTCAAAGAGGCCATAGAATACGCTAAATCAGGGAAAACCGATCCCACACCGAAGCCGGATAAACCAGGGAATGAAACAGGGAGTGATAAACCTGATACCCCCTGGACCGGGGAAGGCGGGGATACTGGTAAGGGGCAAAAGTCGAAGGTTAACCAGTATGAGCAACTGCGGCGTGAAATCGAAGCGGCGCATGCCTCCAGTCTCGGACGTATCAACCTGCAGGAGCAGGAAAGCGCCAGAAAACTTCTTGAAGCCGCCCGCGCTGACGGAGCCAGCGAGGCTGATATTCAGAAGACGCTGCTGCTGAATGCTGAAAACTATCAGAAACAGCGCCTCGAACTGGCAGAACAGTATGCGCCAGCCAGAGCAACTCTTACGAAAGAGCGCGAAGCGAGCCAGGAGCTGAAGTCGCTCCTGGATGCCCGTCTTCTGGATGAAAAGGAATACCAGACGGCCAGAATCACGCTGGCACAAAGTACGGCCCGCGAACTGTTACAGGCACAGGCAGCGGCAATGTCTGCCCCTCTGATTGATATCGCCGGGACGGTTGATCCGCTGGCAGAACTGCGCAATCAACTGGCCGAGCGTCAGTCACTGCTGCAGGCGTTTTACCAGAATGATGCAATCAACAAAGAGCAGTACGAACTGCTGAAGCAAAAGGCGGATAAAGATTCCGCTGATGCGCAGTACCAGACGGCGGTGGAGCTGTATAAGTCGCAGGGAAACCTGAACAGCCTCGCTATTGGCATGTTAGAGACCACCCAGGAGCGTTCCACCAACATGCTGACCGGCATGCTGGTAAACACCCAATCACTCCGGGACGGGATGAGTGGGTTATTTTCCTCCCTGACTCAGTCGGTGATTAAAAACCTTGTCGATATGGCAACGCAGGCGCTGATTACCAACACCATCCTGAAATCCATTATGGGCATCGGCGGCAGTCTTTTTGGCGGCGCAGCCAGCGCGAGTACCGGCACGGCCATCAGCAGTTTTGGCAGCAGTTTTAGTTTTAACGAGAAAGGCGGTGTTTATGATTCACCTTCATTAAGTGCCTACAGTAACGGCATCTATGACAGCCCGACCCTGTTTGCTTTTGCAAAGGGGGCAGGCGTGTTTGGTGAAGCAGGTCCGGAAGCCATTATGCCTCTGGCAAAAACGACTGACGGTACACTGGGTGTCAGGGCGCTGGGTGACCCGGGTTCCTCTGGTGGTGGTATGAATGGTGGGATTGTTTATTCACCTGAGTATCACATTACCATTCAGAATGACGGGCAAAACGGGCAGATAGGGCCGCAGGCATCGCAGATGCTGGTCAAAATGGTCGACACGCGTGTCATGAGTATCCTGAGAACTCAGGGCCGCGATGGCGGCATGCTGGCGGGAGGATAAGTGAAAACCTTTCATTGGGCACCCAGGGAGGGGATGCAGTCTTCTGTTTCCCCTTCGGTGACAACCATTAAATTTGGGGATGGCTATGAGCAACGTCGCCCGACCGGACTTAACCATCAGTTAATTAATTTCCAGCCTGTTTTCCGTATCACGTCGGTCAATTCCCGCACCGCACTTGAAGCGTTTCTGACCGAGCACGGAGGATATAAAGCCTTTTTGTGGCGACCGCCAAAATACAACCGCACGATTAAAGTTGTCTGCCGGGAATGGTCTGTTACGGACAACGTCACGTATTCTGATTTCAGCTGTAAATTTGAGCAGGTCATTGCTTAAGGATCCTTATGCAGGATATACCTCTGAACACCCTCAACGAAACCACGAAAACCGAGCAGTCGGCCCGCATTGATTTGTGGGAAATCGACCTGACGGCCTTTGGTGGCCAGCGTTACTATTTTTCAAATGAAGCGAACGAGAAGGGCGAGCCGGTCACCTGGCAGGGCCGGAAGTATGACGTTTACCCGATACAGGGAACCGGATTCGACCTGGTGGGGAAAGGAACTTCCGCCCGCCCGACGCTGGCAGTGTCGAACCTGTTTGGCATGGTTACGGGACTTGCGGCAGATATGCAGAGCCTCGTCGGGGCCACGGTGGTAAGGCATGTTGTATACGCCCGTTTTCTCGATGCGGTGAACTTTACAGGCGGCAACCCGGAGGCCGATCCGGAACAGGAAGTAGTCAGTCGCTGGAAGGTAGAACAGTTATCCGAACTGAAAGCCACCACGGCGACGTTTGTGCTGGCCACACCGACCGAAACGGACGGTAGCGTGTTTCCGGCGCGGATCATGCTGGCTGATGTCTGCAGCTGGACCTACCGTTCTGATGAGTGTGGCTATGCCGGTCCGCCTGTGGCGGACGAGTTTGACAAGCCCACGACAGACCCGGAAAAAGATGCCTGCAGCAAATGCCGTACTGGCTGCGAGCTGCGTAATAACCTGCCGCGCATCGGCTGTTTCCTCTCCATTAACCGTCTTTCCTGATGGATATACCCATGAAAAAAACACTCCTGGCGCATGCTGCTGCGTGTGCGCCCGCTGAATCGTGCGGCTGGGTGGTGAACACGTCTGCCGGGGAGCGGTATTTTCCCTGCCAGAATTTTTCCGCTGAATCGACCCTGTATTTCCGCATGGATCCGGCAGATTACCTTCAGGCGCAGGCGGCGGGCGATGTGGTGGCCCTGGTCCACAGCCATCCCGATGGCCTGCCGTTTCTCAGCGATGTTGATCGCCGCCTGCAGGTGCAGAGTGGCCTGCCGTGGTGGCTGGTCTGCGATGACCGGATATACAAATTTCGCTGCGTGCCGTTCCTCACAGGGCGGGCTTTTGAGCATGGCGTGGCTGACTGTTACACCCTGTTCCGTGATGCGTACCATCTGGCCGGTATTGAGATGCCGGATTTTGCGCGGGGGGAGGACTGGTGGAAGCAGGGAGATAATCTCTATCTGGATAATCTGGAGGCGACCGGTTTTTACCGCGTGAATGCCGCAGAGGTACAGCCCGGAGACATCCTGATTTGCTGTTTTGGTTCATCGGTTGCCAACCATGCCGCAATTTATTGTGGCGACGGCGAACTGTTGCACCATATTCCTGAACAGCTCAGTAAACGCGAGAGGTATACCGACAAATGGCAACGCCGCACACACTCGATATGGCGACACCGGGCATGGCACGAATCTGCCTTCACGGGGATTTACAACGATTTGGCCGCCGCTTCAGCCTCAGTATAAAAACGGGGGCCGAGGCCATTTACGCGCTGGCCATGCAGATACCGGGCTTCCGGCAGAAAATGAATGATGGCTGGTATCAGATACGCATCGCCGGTCAGGATGTGGATGAAACCAGCGTGTCAGCCCGTCTGCATGAGTCACTGCCGGACGGGGCCATTATTCATATTGTACCGCGTATGGCAGGGGCTGGAAAAGGTGGTCTGTTCCAGGTTGTGCTGGGTGCCGTGGCAATCGGCGCATCCTTTTTAACTGGCGGGGCAACTCTTGCTCTTTGGGGTAGCGCATTATCTGCCGGTGCTATTTCGGCATCCTCGGTCCTTTTTTCTATGGGGGTAGCCATGATGCTGGGCGGTGTGGCGCAGATGCTGACACCCCAGGCAAAAATACCCTCCTCCCGGCAGACCGACAACGGCAGACAGAACACCTATTTTTCGTCACTGGACAACATGGTGGCGCAGGGTAATGCCCTGCCGGTGTTATACGGTGAAATGCTGGTCGGTTCCCGCACGATCTCCTAGGAAATCAGCACACGGGATGAAGGTGGCGGGGGACAGGTGGTGATCATCGGTCGCTGACTTACTGCAGCATATTTGTATTTACACAGAACCGCCTCCGGGCGGTTTTGTCGTTTCAGAGGGAACAGATTATGGGTAAGGGTGGTGGCAGCAGTAAAACGCCGCATGAGGCTCCTGACGACCTGAAATCCAGTCAGATGCTGACGGTAGTTGATGCCATCTGCGAGGGACCGATTGAAGGTCCTGTGGACGGGCTAAAGAGTGTCAGAATTAACAAAACGCCGGTCCTCGACAGCGAAGGTAACGCGATGGTTCACGGTGTCACCGTGGTTTACCGCGTGGGGGAGGATGAGCAGACCGCGATGGAGGGGTTCGAAGACTCCGGTGCGGAAACCCTGCTGAGTGTGGAGGTGAAGAAGTCAGAGCCAGTGACCCGCACCATTACCACCAAAACGCTGGACCGTCTGCGCTTTACCTTTGGTGTGCAGTCGCTGGTCAGCACCAGTACCAAAGGTGACCGCAACCCGACCAGCGTACAGATGCTGATCCAGTTTCGCCGGGATGGCCAGTGGCAGGTGGAGCGGGATATCACCATTACGGGGAAAACGACCACGCAGTTTCTGGCATCTGTGGTGATTGATGATTTACCGCCCCGGCCGTTTGAAGTCCGCATGCTTCGCCTCACTGATGACAGCACGACAGACCTGCTGCAGAACAAAACGGTGTGGTCGGGCTATACCGAAATCATCGATGTGAAACAGTGCTACCCGAACACCGCCGTTATCGGGGTAAAAGTGGATGCGGAGCAGTTTGGCAGCCAGCAGGTCACGCGAAACTATCACCTGCGCGGGCGTATTGTGCCGGTGCCGTCGAATTACGATCCGTTAAAACGTACATATACCGGGATATGGGACGGTACTTTCAAACCGGCATATACGAACAATCCGGCCTGGTGTGTGCTGGATATGCTGACTCACCCGCGCTATGGCATGGGAAGCCGCATTGGTGTTGCCGATGTGGACAAGTGGGCGCTGTATGCCATTGCACAGTACTGCGATCAGCCTGTTCCTGACGGTTTCGGCGGGACGGAGCCGCGTATCACCTGCAATGCGTATCTGACGGACCAGCGCAAAGCGTGGGACGTGCTGGGGGACTTCTGTTCCCTGATGCGCTGTATGCCGGTCTGGAACGGCAGCACCCTGACGTTTGTGCAGGACCGGCCCGCCGATAAAGTCTGGACCTATACGCAGAGTAATGTGGTGATGCCCGCTGATGGTGCGCCGTTCATCTACAGCTTCAGCGCACTGAAAGAGCGCCACAATGCCGCCGAGGTCCGTTACACCGACCCGAACAACGGCTGGGAAACATCCACCGAACTGGTGGAAAACGACGCTGCCATCCGTCGCTACGGTCGCAACGTTCTGAAGATGGATGCGTTCGCCTGTACCAGCCGTGGGCAGGCGCACCGCGCAGGACTGTGGGCCATCACCAGCGAATTGCTGGAAACGCAGACGGTGGATTTTTCCGTAGGGGCTGAGGGGCTGCGACATGTTCCTGGCGATATCATTGAGGTCTGCGACAGTGATTATGCTGGCGTGACCGTGGGCGGACGCATTCTGTCGGTCGACAGCCTGACGCGCACGCTCACGCTGGACCGTGAGGTGGAGATACCGGCAGGCGGCAATGTGGTGCTGAACCTGGTGGGCAGCAATGGCCAGCCTGTTACCGTCGCAGTTACCGCACATCCGGCTCCGGACCGCGTGAGCGTCAGCCAGTTACCCGATGGCGTGGCGGAGTACAGCGTGTGGGGGCTGAAACTGCCGGACCTGCGCCAGCGGCTGTTTCGCTGTGTGGCCATACGGGAAAACGATGACGGCACGTATGCTATTACTGCCGTACAGCATGTTCCGGAGAAAGAAGCCATCGTGGATAACGGGGCGACGTTTGATCCGTTACCGGACACCGGTATCACGAATACGCCGCCTGCCGTGCAGCACCTGACCACAGAGATTCTGGCAGAGGAGGGGCAGTATCAGGCGCGGGCGCGATGGGATACCCCGCGTGTGGTGAAGGGGGTGAACTTTTCCCTGCGCCTGACGGTGAAAGCGGAAGATAACAGCGACCGTCTGGCCAGCAGCCTGACCCTGACCGAAACGGAGCATACTTTCCGTAACCTGACGCCGGGACGTTACACCCTGACGGTACGGGCGGTGAACAGCCAGGGCCAGCAGGGTGACCCTGCCAGCACGGATTTCAGCATCGCCGCGCCCGCAGTACCGTCTTATGTTGAGCTGACCCCCGGCTATTTCCAGATAACCGCCACCCCGTGCCAGGCAGTATATGACCCCACGGTGCAGTATGAATTCTGGTTTACAGATACGCAGATTGCCGATATCCGCCAGGTGGAAACCGATGCGCGTTATCTCGGCACCGCGCTGTACTGGATTGCAGCAAACGCGAATATTAAACCCGGCAAGGATTATTACTTCTATATCCGGGCCGTGAACCAGGTCGGAAAATCGGCGTTCGTGGAGGCTAAAGGGCAGGCCAGCAACGATGCGGCGGGTTATCTGGATTTCTTCAAAGGGAAAATCACCGAAAGCCACCTGGGTAAAGAGCTGCTGGAGAAGGTGGAGCTGACGGAAGACAACGCCAGCCGGCTGGATCAGTTTTCGGAAGAATGGCAGGACGCGAACGGCAAATGGAATGCCATGTGGGGTGTGAAGATAGAGCAGACCAAAGACGGGAAGCACTATGTGGCTGGTCTGGGCCTGAGCATGGAAGACACGGAAGAAGGGAAGGTAAGCCAGTTCCTGGTGGCCGCTGACCGTATCGCGTTTATCAATCCGGCGAATGGCAATGAAACTCCCGCCTTCGTGATGCAGGGTGACCAGATATTTATGAACGAGGTGTTCCTCAAGTATCTGACGGCTCCCACTATCACCAGCGGCGGGAACCCGCCGACCTTTATGCTGACACCTGACGGAAAACTGACTGCCCGTAATGCGGATATCAGCGGCCATATTAGTGCGAATTCTGGTGCTCTCAACAATGTGACGATTGAGGAAAACTGCACCATAAAGGGGACGCTCCGGGCCGAGCGTATTCTTGGGGATATTGTTAAGGCAGCGGGCAGGGAGTTTCCTTACTTCATAACCAGTAACGGTGAAAAACGGTACGCCAACGGGACACTGACAGTCGTGATTGAAGATGACCAGTCTTTTGACCGACAGGTTTCCATTCCTGGGATTACCTTTCAGGGTGCAGCGTATGACAGCCAGACCAGTAATGACGTATGGGATGACTGTACGCTGACTGTCAGGAAAAACGGGGTGGAGATATACAAGCAGACAAGCAGAGGTGTACCGGCCGTTTTTACGCGAACACTGGATATGCCTGCCGGGAGCGGACGGATGACGCTGAGTTTCAGCGTCAGTACACACGGTAACAGCAGCGGCTATCCATTTTCCCGAATCAGTGACCTGCTGGTTATTGTGACGAAAAAGTCATCAGCCGGGATAACAATAAGTTAATGACAGAAACCGCCTTCGGGCGGTTTTTTTATGGAGGAATTATGGCAGTACTTATCTCTGGCATATTAAAAGACGGAGCGGGGAAACCGGTACAGGACTGCATCATCCAGCTGAATGCGAAGAAAACCAGCGCGACCGTTGTTGTGGAGGTAACTTCATCCACTCTTACAGGAGCGGACGGTCACTACAGCATTGAGGCTGAGCCGGGTTATTACAGTGTGTCACTGTTGCGGGAAGGTTTTCCTCCCTCAGTGGCCGGTGACATTTACGTGGCCCCGACCGATACGCCGGATACCCTGAATGCGTTTCTCGATGCGCCAAAGGATGCGGACCTTCGTCCGGAGGTGATGAAACGTTTTGAGGAAATGGTAAACCGCACAGCAGCGCTGTACCAGGAGGTAGAGAAGGATCGGGAACGCGCCGAACAGGCCGCACAGTCAGCAGAGCAGAGTAAAGACGCGACAGCGTTGTCTGCAACGGCTGCGGCAGAGTCACAGCGCCTGGCGGCGCTCTCTGCCGATGCTGCTGATGAGTCTGCCCTATCTGCCACAGACTCTGCCCGGCAGACAGCACAGGACGTTCTGGCCAGCGGTGCAGATGCGGACAGTGCGGCAAAGTCTGCACAGACAGCGACGGAACAGGCCGGAGTGGCAAAAACTTCCGCTGATACCGCACAGAAAGCGCAGCAGGAGGCAGGTACTTCGGCACAGTCTGCAGCTGGAAGTGCCAAAAGTGCCGCCTCGTCAGCACAAACAGCGGGTGAGCACGCGGGCAATGCAGCTGCATCTGAAACCTCAGCGCGTGAAAGCGCCCTCACGGCTACACAGGCTGCAGAACAGGGTAATAACAGCGCAGCAGCTGCAGCACTAAGTGAACAGCATGCCAGGGAATCCAGCGACAAGGCCGCTAAATCAGAGACTGCGGCATCAGCCAGTGCAGAATCGGCATCTTCAAGTGGAGCGTCAGCCCTGCAGTCAGCCAAAACGGCTGAGAACCATAAAAATGAAGCCGCTGAGAGCGCCACCAGAGCCGAACAGGCCAGAGATGATGCCCTGACGCTGCGCGATGAAGCTCAGGAAAATGCCCTGAATGCCCGGAACAGCGCACAGGCTGCTGCTGCCAGTGAGAAAGAAAGTGGACAGGCAAGGGATGAAGCACAGCTTCTTGCTGAACAGGCCAGAAGTGCAGCGTCAAAAGCCGCCGCTGATACCATTAAAGAGATACAGGAAAGTGAAGACCTCAGTGGTCCGCCAGGTCCGCAGGGGCCTGCAGGTGCAAAAGGTGAAAAGGGTGACAAGGGAGACACCGGGTTAACGGGGGCAACAGGACCAATTGGTCCAGCTGGTCCGCAGGGACCTGCCGGTGCAAAAGGCGAAAAGGGTGACAAGGGAGACACCGGGCTAACGGGGGCTACAGGACCAACAGGCCCTGCAGGTCCGCAGGGACCGGCAGGTGCAAAAGGTGAAAAGGG